AAAATTACAAAAGATTTCTTCATGGACTTGTGGAAAAGGGTTGAAGCATCAGGAGCAGGTGAACCTGGAATCTATTTCACCAATGATAAAGATTGGGGTACTAATCCATGTTGTGAGATAGCATTGAGACCAAACCAATTCTGTAACTTATGTGAGGTAAATGTTTCTGACATTGAATCACAAGAAGATTTGAATAACCGTGTTAAAGCGGCGACTTTCATTGGAACACTTCAAGCAGGTTATACTGATTTCCATTACTTGAGAGACGTATGGAAACGTACAACTGAAAAGGAAGCGTTGATTGGTGTATCTATGACAGGTATCGGTTCAGGTGTTGTATTGGGTTATAACATGAAAGAAGCGGCTAAACTTGTTAAAGAAGAAAACGCAAGAGTTGCTGAGTTGATTGGTATTAACAAGTCGGCTCGTACAACTACCGTAAAACCAGCAGGGACAACATCTTTGACATTGGGAACATCTTCAGGTATCCACGCATGGCACAACGATTATTACCTTCGTAGAATCCGTGTTGGTAAGAACGAAGCAATTTACCAATACTTGGCAATGTATCACCCTGAGTTGGTTGAAGATGAATTCTTCCGTCCACACGACACGGCAGTTATTTCAGTTCCACAAAAATCTCCTGAAGGAGCAATTTTGAGAACAGAATCTCCATTCCAATTGTTGGACCGTGTTAAGAAAATTACACAAGAGTGGGTAAGACCTGGTCACAGAACTGGTTCAAACACACACAACGTATCAGCAACAATCAGTTTGAAAAACGAAGATTGGGAATTGGCGGGTGAGTGGATGTGGGAAAATCGTGATTTCTATAACGGTTTGTCTGTATTACCTTATGATGGAGGAAGTTACATTCAAGCACCGTTTGAGGATTGTACAAAAGAAGAATACGACAGATTGTTCTCTAAACTTAGCTCAATTGATTTATCAAAAGTTGTTGAATTACAAGACAACACAGATTTGAGTGGTGAATTGGCTTGTGCTGGTGGAGCTTGTGAAATCAAGTAATAAACATCAAAACAATAATAACGGGGGGGAGGAGCTAACGCTCTTCCCTTCTTCGTTTTATATTGAAGACGGAAAATATGTCTTCACAAAAGAATTTCATTTGAGTCGTGGACATTGTTGTGGTAATTTTTGTAGGCACTGTGCTTACGAACCAAAACATGTAAAAAATAATAAAAATATTAAAAAGGATATTGATGATTAGTTTTTCACAACAAAAACCATATTTATAAATATGAAAAAAAGTTTAGACATAACTAATCAACAGTTTAATAATTTAATTGGAGTTGACTATTCACACACCAATAAAGTACAATATTGGAATTTTAAGTGTTTATTATGTGGAAATATTACTAAACATAGAAAACCTGATGTAACTCGTGGTAGAATAAAAAGTTGTGGATGTCAAAAAAATCTTGGAAAAAACAATGGTAATTGGTCAGGTTATGAAAATATAAACGGAAGAACAGTAGGTCATTATAGTAAAATAGCAAAAAAAAGAGGTATTGATTTTAATGTAACTATTGAATATTTGTGGGAGGTATATTTAAATCAAAATAAAAAATGTCCTTATACTGGAAAACATTTAATTTTAACCCCGAAAACAGGTGATAATAGAACACCAATTAATGCTTCTTTAGATAGAATAGATTCTAATTTAGGATATATTGTTGGGAATGTACAATGGGTATTAAAAGAAATAAATGTTATGAAACACACAACATCACATGATGAGTTTATTAAACTTTGTAATTTGATTGTTGAACATCAAGTGAGTTTAACCATTCAATAAAAAACATGATACAACTATATTTATAGACAATGGCTGATGGTAAAACATATGGATTAACGTTTCCCTTTGTAGAATCGTATAATGGTAAGTATTTGGACCTTTCAGATTACCCTGCTGAAGAAATCAGGAGTAATTTGATTCACTTGTTATTAACAAGAAAAGGTACTAGATATTTTTTACCTGATTTTGGAACCGCATTATTGGAATATATTTTTGAACCATTGGATGGTCCAACATTTAAAAATATTGAATCTGAAATTAGAGATTCTGTTGAAAAATTCATGCCTCAGTTACAATTAACAAATATTTCTATTACGGCACCAACTGGTGAAGCGGCAGGTGCAACAGTAACAACTGCGGGAAATGTTGTTAATCCTGAATTACAAATGACAAATCAAGATGTAACGGAGTATACAGCCACGGTAAGAATTGATTATTCAATAACTAATGATGTCTTTAATACAAAAGATTTCATAATACTAAATATTTAACATAAATGGCTCAAAGAAGAATATCATATACTGTAAGGGATTTCCAAGCAATTCGTCAGGAACTTATTAATTATACAAGAACTTATTATCCTGAATTAATTGATAACTTCAATGATGCATCAGTTTTTTCTGTATTTTTAGATTTAAACGCAGCCGTAGCCGATAATTTACATTACCATATTGATAGGAGTATTCAAGAAACTGTTTTACAATATGCACAACAACGTTCATCAATTTATAATATAGCAAGAACTTACGGATTAAAAATCCCTGGTCAAAGACCATCTGTTGCTTTGGTTGATTTTTCAATTACGGTTCCAGCTTTTGGTGATAAAGAAGATGAAAGATATTTGGGTACACTAAGAAGAGGTAGTCAAGTTCAAGGTTCAGGTCAGGTATTTGAAACAATTTATGATATAAATTTTGCGTCACCATTTAATGAAGATGGATTTCCAAATAGATTGAAAATACCAAATTTTGATGCGAACAACAACTTATTAAATTATACTATTACAAAAAGAGAAACTGTTGTCAATGGTATTACAAAGGTATTCAAAAGAGTAATAACACCAAATGATGTTAGACCATTTTTTGAATTTTTCTTACCTGAAAAAAACGTATTGGGTGTTACATCAATAATACAAAGAGATGGAACCGCATATTCAAACGTACCTACTGCACAAGAATTTTTAGGTGCTGAAGGTAGATGGTATGAAGTGTCAGCTCTTGCTGAAGATAGAGTTTTTATTGAAGACCCAACAAAACCATCTGATGACCCTGGAATTAAAGTTGGAAGATATATTCAAACCCAAGATAGATTTATCACTGAATATACACCTGAAGGTTTTATTAAGTTAACTTTTGGTGGTGGTACCAATACTGCTGAAGACCAACTTAGAGAGTTTACGGCACTTAACGTACCGTTAAAAATTCAGAGATACCAAAATAACTCAATGTCTTTGGGTAATGCACCACAGGCAAACACAACAATGTTTATTCAATATAGAATTGGTGGTGGTCAAGGTACCAACTTGGGTGTTAATGTTATTAATCAAATTGGTTCTGTAGATTTCTTTGTTAATGGTCCATCGGATATTTTAAATAATTCGGTAATAAATTCTTTAGCGTGTAATAACGTAACAGCAGCAATTGGTGGTGCTGGATACCCTTCAACAGAAGAGGTAAGAAATTATGTTACATTTAACTTTGCTGCTCAAAACAGAGCGGTAACAATAAATGATTATGAAGCCATAATTAGAAACATGCCAGGTCAGTTCGGTGCTCCTGCTAAAGTTTCAATAACGGAAAATAATAATAAAATCAATATTAATGTTTTGTCCTATGATGCTACAGGTAATTTAACATCTGAAGTTTCACAAACCATGAAGAAAAATTTGGCAGAATATTTGTCAAATTATAGAATGATTAATGATTACGTTGCGATTGGAAGTGCGGAAGTTATTGATTTAGCTTTAGATATATCAGTAGTGTTAGATGCGGCACAAAATCAGGGTGTTGTTATATCAAATGTTATTGATAGGGTTACAACATTCTTTAGTCCTGCTGTAAGAGGTTTAGGTGAGAATATTGTTTTATCTGAATTAAATAGAATTTTACAGGCCGAAAATGGTGTGTTAAGTGTTACTGATATTTCAGTATTTAATAAAGTTGGTGGTCAATACAGTTCAGCACAAACATCAATGCCATATGAAAACGCCGCAACAAAGAAAATTTCTTTAGTTGACAATACAATCTTTGCAGAACCAAATCAAATTTACCAAGTTCGTTTTCCTGCCAAAGATATTACGGTAAGAGTTAAAAATTACCAAACAACAAACTTCTCTTGATAATTTATTTTATTCATTCTTTAACTACTATTATAAAATAGTGTATAAACTATTTATGAAAGAAAGTAAAAGGAATGTCCAAAACTTATAGAATACGTACTGAGGTCGGTGTTGATAGACAAGTTAACATACAATTAGAACAAGACTTTGACCAATTAGAGATTTTATCTTTAAAAGTTAGGGGTGAAGATGTCTACACAAGAATGTGTGCGGACTATGGTGTAATTGTTGGCCGTGTTCTTGCTAATGGTGGATACGGTGTTCCAAATGTAAAAGTTTCAGTTTTTATTCCGATAACTGAAGAGGACCTTACTAATGAAATCATTTATGATTTATATCCTTATCAAAGTATTAACGATGTAAATGTTGATGGTTATAGATATAATCTTTTACCTTACGAACAACAACATACAGGACACGTACCAACAGGAACTTTTCCAAGTAAAAATGATATTTTAACAAACCCAGCCTTAATTGAAGTTTATGACAAGTATTATAAATTCACGGTTAAAACGAACGGTAGTGGTGATTACATGATAATGGGT